CCAGTTGGTCCGGTCGGTCCAGTAGGTCCGGTCGGTCCTACCAAAGCGACATTAGCTACTGTTCCTTTACGGATAGCACCCGCAGTAACATCATAAACAGGTATTAAGTCTGTACTTTGAAAACTGGTTTCCGTGGTTAAGCCGTTAATGTCCATATTAACAGTGACGGTTCCAGAAGTCCCCCCGCCTGAAATACCTGTGCCAGCAGTAACACCTGTAATATCGCCAACATTAGAAGTCCACCCAGCATCATTATTCATGCCAGAAAGATTAATATTGGCTTTAGTCAACTTGCGTTGGACATTACTCGCATCTACAACTACAAAAAAGTCACCATCGCCATCTGTGGTAGAAGTAGTCAACTCTGACAAATCTACATTGATAGTAACTGTCGCCGTTTCTGAGCCGCCACCTGATACATCAATAGCACTACCCGCTGTGATATCAGCGACATAATTGCCTGTTGTATCCGTACCTAACGCAACAGAGTTTGCTTGGATAGTAGTGGTAAGCGTTATATTGCTCGTACCATCAAAACTGACACCTGTGGCCGCTACATCGCCACTCAAGGCAATAGTGCGACCTGTGGCTAACGCTGTGGCCGTAGCCGCATTGCCCGTAATGTCAGAAGAGATGGTAGCGGGAAGCCGTGCATCATCCACTGTTCCACTAGCAAGGTTGCTGGCATTTAAGTTGGTTAAAGCACTACCATTAGCGGCAATGAGGTTATCACTACCGTCAAGGTAAACGGCTTTATCAGCGGGATAGGTGATAAATATTTCTTTGGCTGAAGACGTGAAACTAACTTTTGCCCCTGAGTTTGTGCTGGCTAACACCGTAGTTCTCTGCAAAGTAGTTGTGCCAGACACAAAAGTACCAAGCCCTACTTCGTAATCGGAACCCTCAACACAAACATAGTAAGTCGTATCACTATTAGACAAAGCAGAACTAAAGGTTGAAAACCCCGTAACTGCCCCAGCTAGTACGAAATCCGAAGTACCAGAGGTGGTGGTTGTTTCTTTTATCCTATCCGCAATGACAAGTGCCATTTTGGCCCCCTATCTAAGCAATTCGGATAATGGCGTTACTCGCATCCGCAGTTGGGAACTGAATAGTAAAATCACCCGCTGTTGATGTTTTATCTCCACCAAAGGCGAGAACTACTACTGAGTCCGTTGTGCTGGAACCTCCGCCTGTTGTGGTGTTATAGATAAGCGCACCATTAGCTGTAATTGTTGCCGTGCTAAAAGTAAGATCGTCAAAATCTGTAAGCGCTGTCGTACCACTAGTAGTTGGGGTTACATTAGTTAGCGTTCCGCCACCTGCACTGTAACCTGTTCCGCTAACTTCGTTAGTTACGCTGTAGTCAGTGGTGCTTGCACCAAGAGTTGCACTGCTTGTGTACAGCGCGAGTTTAAAAGTGTGCCCAGTAGACGCAGTAAAGTCGTGCTTTGCTTGCAGCAACTCCTGCTTAAACGAGGTGCACATTGCCTGAGTAATAGCCATTATAGCCTCCTTATCGCTTCAGCCAAATCCGGATGCCCTGCATCCATTAACTTATTATATACAGTAGTTCTATCACTTCGAATAGCCTCCCGCATATAAAACGCCACAACCTTTTCCATGTGCTTTTCAAAGGCTTTGGCTTGATCACGGATAGGCGCTGGAGCCGTATCCGAAATTGAGATTAATTTTTTTACACACCGTTGCGCCACTTCATCTGGAGTAAAACCGCGGTTTTCCGTAGTTGTAACAGAAACAACGGGGGTTTCTGGAACGTTGACGTTCATCTTAAACATCATGTCTTCTCCCGATTAAGTAAGCCTGTCCGATAAGCATCTGTTTCCTCAAGAGCCTCGCCAAAGTTTTTAATCCTAGACGCGGCTTCTACAAACATTTTTTCGTACTGCTGAATTACGTCCGGCTCACCTTTCATAAAGGTGTACGCTTCTAACAAAGCCCCGTACAAAAGCGCACGAGGGGCGTTAACGCTAAGCCAAGTAGTCCCACTATCTGCCCCAGCGGTCAGGCTATTTGGACGATAAAAGTAATGAAGCTCGGCTACGTAGTCATCATTCGGTGTCGGGGCAACAACAAAGTTGGAGATATCAAAAAACGCATAGTATTTTGGCGCTCCCGTTGTAGTTGGATTGGGCGTGTAACTTTGAAGAAAGTTTACGTCTTTGTACAACAAAAACTCATTGCTACTGTCACTTACAATAGATAAAGAAAACGGAGCAAGAAAATCTGTGGGAACCGCTAAATACTTGTTGCCAGAAGTTAACGACCCCGTCACATTTTTGCGGAAAAACATAAGCTGTGCACTTTTCAAAATGCGTTCTTCCGCGCCATCAATGAAGTCATCCAAGTGGTTCACAAAGGTCGTCTCTTGGTTTTCTGTGTAGTCCTGAATTGCCGTTTTCAACTCAGCGTATGTAAAACTCATATCACCACCGTAACGCTACCCACAGACCCTATCATCCGTGTGTCCTCGCCCCTATTAGGAAAACCACCCCCACCAACGGGCACATCAAGAGGCTCAACCCTGTCCGGCCTAGCCTCTTTTAAAGCCTCTGCATCCGTAACCTTACGAAAAGGCCCTAATTGCGGATGTTTTGGCTCCCATTCATCCTTGCCGACAAGCAACCCATTCCACTCTTTACGCATATCCTTATACCGATACCGGAAACCGGATCGGTCAGATATGGCATACGAGTCTTTTCCTGTCGCGTACTTAGCCATCAAGTTGTCCTAAAATACTGGTATTGAGGAACAACATTAAAGGAAGCCCTATCCCGGTCTTCTGTAGCCGCCCGCTCAAACTCTTCTTCGTAAATCGCCTTCAAAAGCTGTACTCGATTTGGTGCACGTTTGACGGCAATGTAATAAGCCAAACCTGCCGCTAAGCACGGATAAAACCGAAACGGCACTTCCATCGTATTGATGTAGGTGTCAGCGTCCTCAATGCGCGTCAACGCATCATAAATAACCACGTCTGTACTGTTGTCCGGAACAGGCCAGAGCTTTAGTTCTGGCGTAACCTGCCGGTCAAGGAAAAACTGATTAGCCCTGCTTTCCGTAGTCTTAGTCGGAATAGACAGATATTCGTCCCGGCTTAACCGCTCAAGCGCATAATCTGTGCCACTACGCCGCACGATAACAGACAAGATGTCAATCACGTCTGGGTCCAAAGAGTAATTACCCGTACCTTGTGTAACCGTGATACTGCGCTGGGCAATAGTCCACTGGTTTAATCCACGGTTAGCCCAATCCGCCAACATGAGGTTGAGCGACCGCTTGGCAGACTTGAGATCATAGCCAGTACGAACCTCAAGACCACAGCGCTCAAACGCCTCCTCAATATAGTCGGAAACGTCTAACTCAAAATCTGTGCTGCCGGATGTAGCCATTTTACTTCTTCTTCACCATTCCGCCGCCGCGCATCTTTTTAACCATGCCACCGCCGCGCATCTTCTTTACCATGCCGCCACCGCGCATCTTCTTTACCATGCCGCCTTTTTTCATCATTTTACGTGGTTTCATCGCCATTTTTCAGTCTCCTGTAAAGATCGTTACGTCTCTGAAAGATATCTTCAGCGTCATACTCTTCCAGATACTTGTCATAATAGCCTTTTTTTACCAGTTTGTCTGCTGATTCCTGCACTTTGGACAAACGCTGCACAAAAATCATTGCATACTCGTCTTCAACTAAGTGCATAAAGCTTTGGTCGTCAATGAAGTCGTTGGCCTCATCATGTGGATGAAAACCCATCAACCAGATATCCTTGTCTATAAAAACGCCGTTTGATATAGCATCGTTCATAAGCTCCAGATACTCGTGAAATTCATCCGGGTCTTTTTTAAACGACATATCTACAATAATTACTAAGTCAAAAGCGTCTTCCCATTGAGATACCGTGCTGTACAACACCTGCATATTAGTGTCATACTTAAATAGAATAAGAACCTTGTCGTCTTCCCAAGCCTTCTGAGCATAAGGACAGGGTGGTAATCCGTTATAATACGGATTAGGCTTTTGCAAGGTATGTACAGACCAAGCTAAAATTTCTTGGCATATCTCGCTTTCTTTATCTATGTAAAACGCTGTATTCTTCATGCTTGTGACACCGATCCTTTCGTTCGTTTGCGCCGCCCGTTCATAACAGCGCCACAACCACGTGCCACAGCCGTTCCGGGGATACTACTGCCACGAAACTGGCGTTTTGCCTTAGTTTCATAGCCCGCAACGCCCCCGTTAGCCATCTTTTTTACTTTAGCCGCTTTGGTATTAGCGACGACAGTTTTTCCCTTAGAACCTTCACGCTTCTTTTTACGCGCTGTCGCAGCGCGTTCACTTTTCGATAAACTGCTAGCCTTACGTCTAGGCAAACAACGGTCAGGGTTACGCTTATCC